CAAGATTTATGAGAATAAATCCAATCGATTGGAAGACAGTAATATTCTTGCCTCTGGAGGCATTTCAAAAGAAAACTAAAGAAGAAGTCTTCAGAGATTCTAGGAGTAAATACTAATGGCAGCGCATACAATCAGCGATTTTCTATCACAGATAAAAAAGACTGATCTTGCACGTTCGAACAGATATGAAATTTTCTTTGGTTTGCCCAAAGTTTTACAAGGTCAAGTTAGAACTGATCAGGCCAGAGTTTTATCAATGATGGCAGAAGACGTGCTAATACCTGGAATGATTCTGGGAACTCGACCATTTAGATTTAACAATCTGAATGAGCAGCGTGCGCACGTTATTGACTTTGGCGGGGATTCGATTTCTTTCACCTTTCTGGTTGATGGTTCTTGGTCGGCGAAAGACTTCTTTGGTGATTGGATGCGCAAGACAATCAACACCAGAAACAAGAGAACAGTCGAGTATCCGGAAAACTACTACGCAACAATTGATATTCATGCGTTGAATAAGAAAGATCAAAAGACGGCACACTGGAAAATATATGATGCATTCCCAAGATCTATCGCGCCAATTTCCGCATCCTATCAAAACTCAGAAGTTATGCGACTACCTGTATCTTTTGCATACAAAAACTGGGAAGTAATCAAAACATATAACAGCGAAGGTGGCGCTGGAATCGTAACAGAATGATTAAGGAGATTATACTATGTTACCTACCTTGAACACTCCAACATTTTTTATTGAAATGATTGGTAGCAAGGAAAAGATTAAGTTTAGACCCTTTCTAGTTAAAGAAGAAAAACTTTTAATTCTTGCGTCTGAGTCCGAAGACAAAGACGAAATGCTAAATGCTATGCAAGAAATTGTTAATGTTTGTAGTTTCGGAAAATTGAATGGCGCTGAATTGCCATTCTTCGAGTTACAAAATATCTTTATCAAATTGCGTTCGCAGTCCATCGGTCAGATTTCAGAATTTAATTTGGTATGTGGCGAATGTGGACATAAAACTCCATCGGGTCTTGATCTTGAAACAATCAAACCAACGCTTCATGAAAATCATTCGAATAAAATTCAATTGAATTCAGATCTCGGCGTAATTATGCGTTATCCTTGTGCTTCCGATCTGAGAGATGATATTACAACCTTCGATCTAGTAGTCAATTGTATCGATACAGTTTTCACCAAGGACGAAGTGTTTAGCACACAGGATATTGTCAGATCTGAAGTTGAGCAGTTTGTTGACAGTTTAACATCAGAACAATTTAAAAACATCACTGAGTTTTTCTTGACGATGCCTAAAATTGAACATAAAATTGAGTATAACTGCCCAAGTTGCAGTACACCAAATCTTGTTATACTTGATGGAGTAGAAAGTTTTTTCGAGTAACCCTTTCTCATGATAATTTGAGGAATCACTACAAGACCAACTTCCTACTTATGCAGGAACATAAATATTCCTTGAATGAATTAGAAAATATGATTCCTTGGGAAAGGGAAGTTTACGTTGGTCTTTTGGTTATGCATCTTAAAGAAAAAGCAGAACAACAAAGGCAAGAATAAATGGCAGAAGAATCTAAATTCTCGAAAGTTATAGAGAATAATAAACAGAATAACAACACATCTTCTGCTGATAAAGACGAGATGTTTCGCGTAATACGAGACACAATTGATCTGAGTAAGAACCAACGAGCAGATAGAGAATCATCTATCAGAATGATGGAAAGTTTTATCTCTTCGATCGAGAAGAACAACAGCGAGTTATTAAAAGACCTTGCGACTGAAGATAAGAAACTACTCGAAAACGTTCTTGGCGAAATTACTAAATTACAAAATAAAACTCTAGAAGAATTTAAGAAATCCCTCGCAGACATCAACGATCTTGCGCAAAAAATTGCAGTAAGATCAGAAACTGGCGGACCAAAACAATTTGAGCAGATTGCTAAAGATCTGCAAGAAGCAACACTGAAAGAAAGATTTAAAGCGGAAGGATTGACGCTTGAGGGCAAGGACGATACGTTTGTCAATCGCCTAAAGCAGCAGTTGTTTGGTGCTTCAAGAGAACCTGGAAGAGAGGGTCAACCTATCCGTGGAGTTAAAGAAGGATTTACTAATTTTAAATCTGACTTCAAAGAAGGATTCAAGCAAACATTTGCACCAAAGGGAAGTTTTCTCGGCGGAATCCTAACAACCCAGGAATCAAAAAGAGAACAGATTAGAAATGAAACTGAACGCAGTAATGCGTTTAATATGCAGATCGAAAAAATCAAAAAGCAATTTTCTGATGTTCTGAATAAAACTACCGAAAATAAAAAGACTGAAGAAACAAACAAGACTACCGAAGCAGGGACTAATGCCCCAGATCTTGATAATTCGAAAGAAGTCGGCGGTAAGATCTATTCAAGTTCGGAGAATGAATCTTCTAAAAATATAGAAGGTGCAACCAGATCTGCCAACGAAGAAATGAAGGCAGGAATTACTGACACTGATGCACAATACTCAAGATCCGGAACAGTAACTGGCGAAAAAGATCGCTGGGATGAATTGATGGATCTTCTGAAAGAGATCAGAGATTGTGTCTGTGAATGTCAGTGCATGAATACTCCAGATAATCCAACGCCAACACCAACACCTTTACCTTCAACCCCAAGAACTCCTACCACAACAGGAGTACCTACAGTTGAACCTGTCGCGAATCCTACTTCTGAAACTCTAGGAACTGCTACCAAATTAGGAATCGGTGCTGCTGCGGCAGCAGGTGCAACCGCACTATTAACTCGTGGAAGAGTAAGAAATCCTGCAATCCTATCAAGAATGGTTGATAAGTTTAAGGCATTCGGTCGTAAGGCACCTGCCGCGACCACACAACCGTTGGCATTACCAGCACCTGCAGTAGCAGTTAATTCTAGAGTTACGACTCAAGCATTACCTGCTCCAAATGCAATGTCAAATCCAACGCTGGAACAACTTGGGTTAAGAACTGCAACCAGAGAGAAGGTTGCAATCAATAGACCTATGCCTAATGTTCCTGCAGAAAAAACTATAGCACAAAGATTTTATGCTGGTGAAATGGATGCGAAAGAAGCTGCTCAAAGAATTCGTGCGCAAAATAGAGCAGGTCAAACTTCTATTGGAACTACAGAAAAAGTTGCTGGGAATGCAGCAAGTCCGTCCGGAAGATGGACTAGCAATATTCCCAAGTCCGAATATTTTGACAGAATAAGAGCGAATCAATCCCAAGAACAGTTCGCACGTGCTGCTAGTTCGCCATCGGGCGTAACAACAGCGAATCCTGGAATGATGAGTAAAGTAAAAGATTTCTTTGGATTTGGTAAACCTGCAACTACTGCTGCCAGTGCTGCGACAGCAGCGCCAAAAGCAGGAGCAGTATCAAAACTCGGAAGAGTTGGCGGGAAATTACTCGGACCTCTAGGGGCAGCATTAGACTTTGGATCTCGCAAAGCAGCAGGACAAGGAACTACTAAAGCAGCGATTGGTACTGGCGCTGGACTCGCAGGTGCAGCAGGTGGTGCAGTTCTAGGTCAGGCATTGATTCCTATTCCTATTCTTGGTGCTTTGATCGGTGGTGTAGTCGGCGGTCTTGGTGGCGGTGCTGTGGCAGATAAAGCAACCGATCTATTAGGAATGCGCGAATCTGGCGGACCAGTATCGCCTTCTGGATCATATATCGTAGGCGAAAAGGGACCAGAGTTATTCACGCCAAATACTGCAGGTTCAATAACAAATAATGCTGAAACCAAAAACCTTGTTGAAACAGGCGGAAATAATACTTCAACTGCCATTCAGAATGTCACAAACGATTCGAAGAGTTCTGATGCGCCAGTAATTAATGTTCCGCCTCCAACAGTAATTCAGCAACCAGTTCCAATGAATACTGGCAAGGGTGGCGATGTTCTACAAGGATTGCCACCTGATAGTGTTAGAACTATCGATAACAGTTGGCAAAGATACCAAAATAGAAGAGCATTCGGATAAAAAAAGAGGGGACCGAAATCCCCTCTTTTCTTTTTTAGTCGTCAGCGAGACTTGAGAAATAACTCATAGTATCATCGTCACTGTCGTCATTCCAAGGTGGAGTGTCATCAACTGCCTTAGCAGCAGGTGCTGTCTTCATCTTAGTTTCAACAAACAGTTCGTCTTCAGCATCCAGCGGCGAAACCTTCTCAGCAGTAGGAACACGCGCTCCACCTGAGAGAACAGCGTTCAACTTTGCCTTCAGTTCGTCATACGACTTGAAGTTAGCAGGGTCGAGGAACGCTGCGAGTGAATGCTCCTTCTTCCAGATTGCTTCGATCTTATCGTCGTCATCCGCGAGAGGAGAAGTCGAATCAAACTCCGACTTATCGTAGTTACGGTAACCTTCAACCTGACGAATGCGCAACTTGAAGTTAGCACCTTCCCAGAGATCGAAAGGATTGACTGGTTGCTCATCTTCAAAAGTGGGTTGCATCACATCCTTGATCTTGTCGAAGATCTTCTTACCATACTTGTAAAGGAAAACCTTACCTTCATTCTCAGGATTCGCAGGGTCACGAACAACTAGAATGTTGGAGATATACGAAAGGCGGCGCTTCTGCTTACGAGCGATATCCTTATTCGCTTCGATACCAGAGTTCCACAGTTCGCTGTTAAGTTCGGCAACAGGATCAGGCTTGTTAAGAGTGGTCAGCGAGTTCTCGATATACCACTTACCAGTTGGACCCTGGAAACCATGATCCCAGATACGTACCCAAGGAAGTTCTTCACCTGCTGGTGCGGGGAGAAAACGGATGACTGCCTGACCGTTACCTGCCTTGTCGACAGTCGGTTTCCAGAAGCGATCATCATCGCCCTTCTTTTCATTTGAGGGATTTGCGATTGACTCAACTGCCTTCATGAGTGAGTCAAAGTTTCCGCGATTCTTGCGGAGGTCGGAAAGTGAATTAATTGACATATGTATTGTCCTTATTTTTGCGTTGTATGTTAGTATTTGCGGTTTGTATCATAATCATCTTGGTCATCATCTTCATAACCAACCGAATATTTATACAGGTTTTTGCGATGCTTATTTTTATTCACATCTTTCTCATTGTGACGAATACGACCGCCGTAATCATCACCGTAGTTCTTACGAGACTTGCCCATAATTAGTTTACCACCACTCCTGACTCCTTTTCAAATAGGTGGGTGAATTTTTCTTTGTCGATCTTAACAAAGGGTCGATATTTCTTCACAAGATGAA